GCACTGAATACAGCGCTCATAGCGTTATTATCAAATGCGGAAGGAACTTGTAAGCCTTCATCAATAGTTTTCTGTGTAACCCACATATCTACCATCAATTTAGCAATCTTAGTCTCAGCATCCCGTTCAAAAGATTCAATTTGAGCTTGATGCAGCTCCATCTGTTTTCCAATTGAACCAGTTACAGCACCCCCATCAAGACGGGTAGAGCTAGTACTGGCTCTAGCTGCTTCCATTTGCTCATGAATCATGAGGATTTCTTTGGATGTTTTTGCAATCTGGTTTCCAACTAAACCACTGATCACAGCACCATCTGAACGAGTACCAATTGTATTAGCACGGACAGTTTCTTTCTGTTCACGGGTTAACAGAATGTCCTCATTCATTTTCCCAATTTGAGCATCACTCAACTCAATCTGACTATCTAAGTGCAGACGTTCTTTCTCAGCAGTCAAAAGCTCACTATCAATCTTCTCAGCCTGCTTACCCATGAAGGTAGTTTGAGCCTCAGTATACAGAATATCTGAGTTAGTCTTGGCAATTTGAGAGTCCATCAGTTCAAGTTGTTTAGCCATCTGCAACAATTGTTGCGTATTGATAGCAGTATCAGATTCTGTCTTATCAATCTGTGCAGTCAATAGGTCAGTTTGCTTCATGATCTGCAAACGCTGTACAACATTAATGTCAGTATCAGAATTGGTCTTAGCAATTTGCGCAGTCAGTAAGTCAGTTTCCTTCATTACTTGCAAACGTTGAACTACATTGATGGCTGTTTCTGATTCAGTTTTGAGACTCTGTTTTTCAGTCAAATCTGTTTGAGCCAGAATCTGCAAACGTTGAGCGTTATTAACTTCAGTATCAGATTCAGTCTTAGCAATCTGAGCGTGAGTTACAGCAGTTTGCTCAATGACATTCAAACGCTGCTCAGTATTGATAGCAGTTTGAGAGTTCACTTCTAAACGTTGGCTTTCAGTCAATGCAGTTTGTGCAATAACCTGTAACCGCTGTTGAGTATTGATCGCTGTTTGAGAATCTACTTCTGCACGTTGACTGTTAATCAAACCAGTTTGGGCGATAACTTGCAAACGTTGTTCAACGTTAATGGCAGTCTGAGATTCTACTTCTTCTCGCTGACTTGCAGTTAGTGCAGTCTGCTCAATTACTTGCAGACGTTGCTCCAGTGCAATACCAATCTCAGCATTTGTTTTACCGATCTGACTATGCAGTAACGCAGTCTCTTTCGGTAAAGTAGTTTCCAAGTTGTACTGGGCAGCACATGATGCTAACTCAGATTCACGAATCTTAGCCTTAGTTAAAGCAAAGTTTGCAGCAGAAGTTTTAGCATCCATCTCTGCTTGAGCCAACTGAACTTTAGCAGTCATCAAAGCTACACGAGCAGTAATTGCTTGAGCCTGAATCAGTTGTGACTGCCAGTACATTTGCTCTTTGTTCAGAGAAAATTGTACTGATTGAACCAAGGCAGATTCCATCAAGGAAATGTAGGCTTTAGTAAAGTCTGCTCCAGTAATACGGTTAGCCTCATACTCACCTTGCAGGTGAGCAGCTATACCAGCAGAAAATACGTCAAATGTACCAGTACCACCAATTGCCTTAGTAGTTACATCGTCGCTGCTTACACGTACAACAACTTGGTTATTGGAGGAAGGCAGAATAAATTCTGATGCTTCTAAGTCTACTGGGGTTAGATTGAAATCCTCCCCAGCTAGTAACGCAATATACGCTGCATTGGCAGCACTGGCATTTGTACACGTCATGACTTTTATCCTAAAAAAAGACCCTTATGTGGGTCACACATAAGAGCCAACCCACAGAGAGTATTAAGGTGATGATTATTCTGTTTCAGCCAAAACACCAGCAGCAATTTGTGCAGTAGCCAATTTGTCCAACTCTTCACGAGTCAAAGCAGGCATGACTTCAATGTTGAATTCACGTATCCAAGAAGTCTCAATACGACTCCGACCAGTACGATTATCTTTGATGGTTCGGATATTCAGAAACTTACGTTGAGCCAAATCAGAATAGATGGCAAACGGTACATGGTAGCCATCATTAGTTCCATCACCGAATGGAACGAATTTACGGATTGTACCAATATAGTCATTTGCTACTGTGATAATTTCACCGGGCAAATCACTTTTAGCAGGATTGAGGCAAGAGATGCGAATACGAACCAGCTTAGTTTGTTCAGCCAGCAGATTCTTACGCCAATCAACTGCATCAGCAGGAGCAGAAGTCTGTGCAGTGTTTACTTGGTTCTGAGCCATGAAAGTTTCAAGTTTTGCTTTCAGCACTTCCAAACCAATGTTTGGAGAGAAAGTCATACCAACTTTCTTTGCACGCTCTTTCAACAGAGTAAGTTCATCTGGGGTAAAAGCTTCTACTTCGTCTAAAGCAGAGGGGAAATTTGTGTCTGTCATGGGGGTTATTTCCTACTTGGATTTTATAGAAACTGAGAGGATTGCTCCTCTCAGGTCGTTAAGATATTACTAGATTGCAGCAATGGTTTTGACTACTGCAATACGTTCTGGTCTTTTTATTAACAAGCCATAGTACCACTTAATGGAGCTACGACCAGTTTCAGAGTACGGGTCTTCCGCAGTAATTTCGCCACCGGGCATTTTGGTACGGATGGTGAATTTACCTGACTTACCATCAGTTTGGAAACCGATAGTAGTAAAGCTGTCATCACCAATGCACAGCATTGGGAATACATCATACTTCTCAACACCGCCTACCATTGTAGAATGATAACCGGGGTTAGCAGTAGCTGTAGCACCTGCACCCTGCCAAGACAACATTTCTGGAACTAAGACAATACGGAATGCGTCAATACTACCAATTTCACCATTGAGCACATTACCTGCATCTGCGTAGTGCTGTACAGGAATGAATGCAGCATTACCAAACATATCAGTCATCATGCGTAGAGTGGGAACTAGTTCCGAACCAACAAACAAAACACGTCCAGCAGGGATGGTTTTGGTGTCGATCATACGAGAACCAGTAATGACAGTAGTGCTCTTGGGAGTACGGTTGTCAGTCAATACCTGATCAAGACGCATCAAGTTACGATAGCTCACCAAAGAGATAGGTACACCACCTACAACTTCACCTGTGATTGTAGCGTTACTGGTTGCTGCACCAGCATAGACAGTAACACCTGCACCAGCTAACAAGTCTTTCTGCAACACTGCCTCAGTAAGTTGTACTGCACCATTCAGCAATTCACGGCTGAGGTGCTGCATCAACATGTCATCAGAGTCGAAATCCAAAGATTCTTGAGTGAACTCAGTAAAGATACCGAACTTGTGCAATGAGCCTTCACGAGTCAAACGAGTAAAGCCAACTCGATTCCCTTTACCTTCATAATCAAACGCTACTTTGATTACCGCTTTAGTGGCTTCAACTAAAGCTGCTGCATGTTGCCATGCAGAGGAGACTATATCATGGACTACAGTACTCAACTGCTGTAGTCCCTCACCTTTTCCACTACCAAACGCTTGTAGTGTACTCCCTTTAGGGATAGTCATGACTTCACCTTTAGTTTATGTGCCATACTTGGGATTTGACACACATATTCACGAACAATCTCTAAAAATTTACGAGCTTCCTTTGTACCACACCGAATACGGTAATGACCCCTATTCTTTACTTGTGTGAACTTTACCCCCCACACCTCAAAAAAATAATCAATAACTACTTGATTATTTTCTCTTGTAGTGTGAGTGTTCAATATTAAATCACTTGCAGTAATAACACCGTTTTCTTTCTTATGCCCTAAACCGCCGTCATCCATATACCAAATTGCAATATGGATAGCGGACAGTCTGTTTAACAATTTACGGGAGTAGAAGTTTTTATAGCCTTCTTTATACAAAATCCTTCTCAGAATTTTTCCCCATTTTGTTACTGGCATGTACACTTTGTACGCATCAAATCCGTTATTATCTTTGTAAGTGATATTTCCACACTTTACCCCTTCAGAAGTTAAATACTTAATTTTCCATTCTAAGTAATCTTTCTGTGAAGCTGAGTGCAATATTGAACCACTTCCTTTTTTGTCTAAGTGCCCGTCTCCCAAGACAACACTTAACAACGCATTTCGTGAACTTTTACTAAATTTCATTAAGCCACCATACACATACGTGTTGTTTAATTTGACTTTTAGTCGTTAGAGTTCTATCAGATAACGTTAAGAGCATAACCTTCAAATTCCTTGAACTGTTGAATAAGGTTATTAGCTGCTAATGCTGCTCTCTTTTCAGCTTCAATTGCTCCATACTTTTTAACACTGAATTGTTTAGACTTACGGAACAGTTTGCCACTAATTGTAGCTTTAACAACTGCTCGGTATACCAACCCATCTTTACTACTGTTCAGCAATTCTACGTAGTGATACGTAGAAGTTTTACCAAACTTCTTAGCAATATTTTTGTAATGAGCTGTTCTTAATCCAGTATCAAAAGCGTGTTGTGAATTTTCACGAGCTGTAACCCACTCCAAGTTACAAGCGTTATTGTTTAGCTTGTTACCGTCTATGTGGTTTACTTGAGGCTTATTATGTGGATTTTCGATAAAGGCTATAGCAACAATACGATGTAAGATTTCACGGAATTTAGTCCTGTTTACTTCTTTACGTAAACCAATTTTGTAATAGCCATTGCCACCTAACTGAGGAGATAGAATCTTCCCAGATTTAGTTGCTTTGACTTGTCCTAATTGGTTCACTTCGTATCTACCTTCATATCCTAAAATTTCTTTCCACATAACACATTACCTAAGCTTACTACGGGATTTTCCTACACGATATAGGACTTCCCCCGTTTAGGCAAGTTCTTCGAGTATCCTCACGGATACAAGGGGCTATTAATGTAAGTTAACCCGACCACCCTCTTCAGTCAGTGTAGGCAAACGAGAAGTGATAGTGCCAATGTCTTTGCTGGAACCATACAAGTTACCATTGGCAATGACTGCGCCAGTAGCATCAATACCTTGGCTATTGACGTTGCGATCATCCAACAATGGAACATACTCATGAATTTTGATGGTCTTACCGAAATGCTTCCTTCATGTTCAACAAGGTTCGCTAATCCTTGCCCGTCTTAGTATGACCATCTCTTTACTAAGACTGCTGCATATTTCTATACAGAGCAGACTATCTCTTCAACTTCAGCTTTACCTGTTTAGTTGCTATGCGCTTCCATCCGCTTGGATGTACGTCTTTCGACTAGTCGTTACACCTTCAAGAATATTAATATTCTTGCTTGGTTCGGTATTGTCTTCAACTTTACTTGTTAAGAGTTTCACCGAGTTCACATAGTTTTCACATAACATTTCTGCCATGCAGCCCTTACATTTAAGGCATATTGGTAGTGCTTGCCAAAGGAGTGAAGTACTGCTCTTTCCGTGCAGTAATCAAAGCTTTCTTCAGCCAATGAAAGGTCTGCATTTGGGCAGCACCATTATCAATGTCAGAAGGTGTGCCGTTAGGGGCATTATAGTTCAACATAATCTAATCTCCGTCTTACAATGTTTTCATGAATTCCTCATCGCTCATAGCGAGAGGGTTCTTAAAGGGTACTGCTGTTTTAGCTCCCAAATTTGGGGAAGCTGCTTTAGCAGCACGATCTGAATTAGCTGCACTCTTTGGCGCAACTACACGCTTATCAACCGCATTTCCATTGGCATTTGTGCTGGTTCTCTGCTGCATCAGAAAATTACCAACAGCGTGATATGCTTGTAAGAACGGTGTTCCTGCTGGGATTGCCCCAGTCAGCTTTTGACGTTCCACCTCATCAGAGATGGTTTTGTATACTCCACTTTGACGCTGTTCGTGGATACTTGCCATAATTGATGGATTATCCCAGAGAGCATTCTTGGATTCTGTATCCCAAGTAGAGTGCAACATTGTCAGAGTTTGCTTCCCTTCTTCGGTAGCTGCCACAGAATCCATGACACTAGTGAAGTTGAGTTGGGCATCACTGACGATGTTCTTATTTGCAACATACGCGGATTCTCCCGCAATATCAATGTCTAGTGGGTCAATAGCAGAATCCTTTAGCAATTTTTTCAATGCTTCAGGGTCTTTGTTATTAACATCAATCAGAAAAGATAACTGTTCTTCTGAAATGCTATGCTGCTTTAACATTGCAGCAGTTTTAGCAGTTGCATTCAATTCCTGCATTTTACGGGAGTAGTTCACTCCCATCTGCATTAATCGAACAATCTCTTCGTCATCACGAATCTCGACAAGTTTCCCATCAGCCTTAAAAGGTTGACGGAGTTTCTTGTAAGCAGCTTTGTAATCAAATGAGGAATCATCTTCTTCCACTACTGCTGCCGGAGTAGTAACTGTATTTTCTTTGTCTACCGAACCAACCGCATTAAGATCGTCGATGGTTACTTCTGTTGGAGTTTCTGTAGTAGTAACAGTTTCCGAAGTAGTTTCTGTTTCTGTAGGGGTAGATGTTTCTTCTGGTACAGGAACATCATTGAGAGCCATAAACTCTTCATCAGATAGTGCTAACGCATTACTAGAATCTACCATATCACACCTCTTCGCTGCGCATATATTCTAACTGCTCATCAACATCAGCAATATCGGCTCTGGCTTGGTGAGACATTTGAGTAGTAACAGACATCCAACGCTTCAAATGTCCAGATGCTTGCGCCAAGGCAAGAGAATCTGCTCGTTCATTTGCACCAAGTGCTGGGTCGCAAGAAGACTGAACATAACGTGCAGCTTCCTTCACACAAAACTCTTGCATGATCAAACGATTAAAATCGTGATTGGAGAATAAACGAAGTGCCATATCTCCTAACTCAACAACTTGCTGCAATGCTGCTTTATGTTGTTCCATTTCTGCGATAGTAGCCATGTGGGTATCACCTATTAGTTTACGGAGTCAATTGTTCGGAAATAGTATTGTAACCTATTGCTGCTTCAATATCAGGAGCATCTCCTGATGTCAATGCTTTAGTTACTTGAAGTGCTTGGTTCCCTCTAGCCTGAGCTTGCTGCTTTTCCATATCTCTACCATGTTTCACACCATAAGCTTGTTCATCATGATCAAGTTGTTTTTGTTGAGCCTCACCAGCAACTTGTGCTGTCTTTGCTTGGTTCAAGGCTGCTTCAGTCTGTAGAACCAATAATTCAGCTTTAGCTTTTTCCAACTCAATTTCTTGCAACTGTTGTTGCATTGGGTCAGGTTCAGGTTTGTAGTTGGCAAGTTTCTCTGCCAAATCCGGCATTTTTTTCAGAGCAGCAATCTGAGATAACAATAACATGAGAATATCTTGAGAGACAGTATTGCCAATTGTTTGCAGCATAAATGCCATATCAGCAGCTTTCTGGTTATCAATCTCAGCAGTACTAATATCAGTCTCTAAGTCAAACTGACCTGCTAAGTCTTCTCGGTTGATCTCAATAAATTCACTATTGGTTACTCGAATAACTTCTTTGTCAGATAGAAAATCTCCATTCATGGAAATAATCTTTGAACCAATAATAGACATACCTTTAGCCAGTCTACGTAAGATAGCCATCTCTCGTTTACTAGCAGCATCCAGTGTACCTTTGATGCCAGCAGCTACATCTCCATAGCTGTTACCGCCTATGCCACCTGAGAAAGATTTTACACCTGTTAAAGCTTCTGCTTCTTGGTTCTGTAAGTTCAACATCAGCATTGCTGAATTAGGAATATCAGGGTACTTGTGCTCAATGATTCCGTTACTGGGATGTACTGATGGATTAAATTCGTAATCTCGTCCTTCCTCATAACGTCTACGGTTTAGTGGGTCAAGCATACCTTTAGCAATGCCTTGTTGTGCATTAGCACTTCTACCCAGTAAATCAATCATACCTCGGCTTACTGCTCCAATAATTTTCTGGTTATCTTCCAAAAGTTCTGCATCTGGTTCACCAAATAAATCTCGTTTGACAGGTAAGTAGGTGGTAAGCGTGAAAGGTAATTTTTTATCAGGGAATGGATTTGTTTCCAATCGAATAAGAGTATCCCCAATCCATGCAGCAACAATAGGCTCTACTTCACCTGTATCGTTAATGTCGTAAAATCCCCAGTACTCATAGACCACTACTTTTTTGCGAGTCTTGTCTTCAAACTTGAAACTGGTATCGGTGGTACTATCAAAGTTAGCTACAGCTTGAGCAGAGTTGTTATCCCAATCTACTGCATCCAAGTTAATGTACTTACCACTCTCACGTTTGATCTCTGCTTTGTTAGTCTCATACCCAACAATAACAAACAGTGCTTTATCGAAATCACCATTACAACTTGGGTCAACATATACATTAGCAGGATTCAATACTTCTAGCGTAGGACGATTCTCTAAAATCTTCTCCACCTCCATAGGCACAACAGCAGTTTGTTGAGCCATAACAGGAGTACCTGTTTCTTTGTAGTACTCTACTGCTGCCATCAATTCAGGAGGAGACTGTAAGTAAGTTCTTGGGTCTGCCACTTCTAAATCTAAGGCTTGCTGAAGTAACTGAAGTTCTTCTTCAGACTGAACAGCGAAATAGGAGTACTCTGGCACTTCTTCAATAACTTTCGTTACTGCCCGCTTCCAACCGATACGAACAATACTAGTACCCTCATCGACAGTACTCCGAACAAAATCATCAATG